CTTCCCCCAAAAACCCATTTCGGTATTGTCTGCTTCACATGAGTAATGCCATTAAGCTTTGTGATCATCCGAGCTGCGTGAAACTCTTCATGCGAATGTCTGGACCCATAGATGTACGTGAGAGCCGTTACTCGATGACCGTCCCTCAAGTACCTCCACAATGCAGTTGTGGAGTCTAGTCCACCACTATACAGTACGAGGTAATTGTGATTTGAAGTCATAAGTTTATCTCCAGCGTGGTTATGTTCATCTCTTTGGGCACGTCAAGTCCCAACTCGGCAGCTTGTTCCAACCTAACTCCGTACATCCAAGTCTCATTGACAACCTTAGGTTTCTCGATGTACTCCAACTCCATCAGTTGATTTCTAATGGCATCCCGTCCCAAAACACCACGATTGGTCCGCCGTCGGTAGGCAAGCCACCACCCGTACCCACCAGATAATTGAAACCAAAGGGTGCGATTAGCGTGATCGTACTCCCAGGAGAAGGCTCGGGACCTGCCGTTTGCAGCGTTGCAAATGTCCTCAACCATTTCATCCGCAATAACGAAAGAACGTCCCAAGTTTGTGTCGTAGACAGCTCGCAACGTTTTACCCAAAACCAAAGGTTCGGGCCTAGCAATTCCAAAGAGGTCGGAAAACCAGTAAGCGCCAAACAGGGCAACAGTGCAATTATTCCGGATCCTGTCAGGTATCCTTTGCGGAAAAGCGTTCCCCATATCTCTGATGGCCCTTTGGAGTCTATCTTCAAACTGCTCATCCATAAGTAGTTGTAACCCCTTGTGTATAATCCAAGGACCGCACCTCTTGAGGTCAAGTCTTGAAAGCCTTCTGAATGCATCATGACACTCACTCCCTTCCAGTACTGTTGCAGGTCTGAGTGTGACTGCAACTATCCTCTCTTTGGCGGCAGGGTCAGCAATGAGGTCCTCACCATCGACGCTAAAGGGTGCAGAAAGGGGGTAGTCAACAGTAGTTTGGTCAGCGCGACCTCTAGGATCGTGACCAGTATCGTACGAAAGAAGAACATATCGGAGGAACTTATCGGCTGCTCCAAATCGAAACTCCGAGAAAGCGATCGGGACGGCGTTCGTGCTGCCAAGTAGACTAAGGGCGACAAATCTTGTAGTGTTTGCATCATAACTTTTTGGCTCCAGTTGTCCAAACAAAGGCATCATTACACGTTGGATCGTAGTAGTCTTACCCGACCCGCGTGTGCCATGGACATTTAGTATGGGAAATCTTATTCCGTGAGCTTCGAAAACAGTCTTGAACATGCACGAAGCATACCACCCAATAATGGGCCAAATGACTTCAGGCGTGTTGATGTTAGGAAGCACAGATCCAATTTCGTTGAGCAGCTCTTGGCTCGGCTTGTCGACATTGGAAAGGTCCAACACTGGATGCTCCCGTCTACTGTCGAGATAAACCAAAGGAGCCTCTTTACCTTTCCATAACTCGTCTGCCCCGAGCGTGTAATCATTTGCGACAAATACCCAGCGCTCGCCAAGTTTGTGCAAACCAAGAGTGTGGGTAGCCCCCGTTCGGGGTAAACCTTTCTCTTTAAGTTTCTCCATAAGGTGGGGTAAAAGTGAACGTACATCGTAATCACTCCCGAGCCACTGCCAAGCCATTAGCGGTGTCTCTTTGTCTATATTCCTCACGCCGGTGAATGCTGAACGGGTAAACGTAACTTCAGGCCAACTAAATCCCCCAGCTCTAACGGTTCCCAAAATAGCGTCTTCAGCTCCGTGTGGGCCTCCGTCAAGCAGTATCTCGGGATCAATAGTAAAAGTACTAACTCTGATGTACTGCTTTCGACGTGTAACGTAATACCCGTCTTCACGTGCTTCAATGCCAAAGTGGGGTCGCTCTGATACTTCGGATACTCGACTTCGAACTCGTTCAATAGTCCTGGTAAGATAAGCTGCCGCGGTTGTTGGTTCACGATACTTGTCTCCTACAGGCTGTTCCTTAAACAAGAACTCTATCAGTTCGTCTGACGCTCCGGCCGATACAAGAGCCTTGCACACAGCCCAATCTCTTTCAGACCTAGAACGGTATCCACGACGGTCTCCTGTCCTAATCTTATGACGCGCTTTCCTATCGAGACGTGATAGTACTTGTATATCGCCAAGGTCGTACCGTCTATGAGCGTTTTCGTAACGAACCTCACACCAGGTATCTTCGTTTGGCGTTTTCGGAACTCGCATGAGTCTGTTGACATTCCAACACGCTTTGTCTCCATCAATGTCCTCTATCAGTATCTTGTTTGCTTGCTCGATCGCTTCTCGATCGGTTACCCAATCGTTGAGTAACCAGTACAGATGCCACCCATGACCCGAATGGACTATATAAGACGGTGGAAAGGTAGGTCTGGGAAATTCGGTCCTGTCATAATCGACCCAAACTGTGCGACTTCGATCGCAGGATTCTTTGAGTGACGACTTATCGCTACGCAGCACAGGGGCGAAGAAGCAATGGTCGTCGTACTCTTTAGGGTCGAAATTGTCAAGAAAGTCTGGAACACGAAACCAGCTACGACTATTTGGGGGTCGCCCATGAGCCACCTCGATCCACGTGTCCTTGGGAGCATCTTTAAAGAGAGCCTCGAAGAAGTCCATAATGATCTCCTAAAGATGAAAGCTCCCCCCTGGCGGGTTAGGGGGAGCTTATCGAAACCGTTACTACTGAGCGAGTGCTTCGAGCGTGTTGCCCGTTACTGCTCGATAGTTCTTAATGCGGGGACGAAGTTGCCCTTCGTACTCCTCATTGACCGTACGTACTTCACACTCAAGACCGATAAAGTCTTCAGTGTCGATGCTGATCCTGACATCATCTTTCTCCATCAAGCCCAGCACCTCAAGCACCTGGCGCGTTCGCCAAATGGCATCCGTCTCGAGCATCAGGTGATCAAACAAAGAACGTTTGTCCCAAGGACCACCCTCAATCTTCAATTGGATGTTGAGCATACGGTTGCCCGCTTTGCTCTCCTTGAGTTCGACACCAAAGATGCGAACCGAGTGCCAACCTTCGTCGATGTCGGCCGAAGCCACACCATCAAAGTCTAGATTCAGCTCTGGCATTTCAGTCTCCTTTTTCAAAATTTATCCCGCCAATGAACATCTCTAAGCATGCGGTAGTCTCAACGACGGCATTATACTCTATGCCCGTCTTCGTACCCACCCCTACAACCCAAGACTCATCTTCCTTAGGCTCTAGCGGTGCACCACATGCACGACAGTCGAGTGCGTCCTTGCGACTGTATTGTCCACAATACTTACACTTCACTCGATCCATAAACTGCCTCCACCATCTTGGGGACTGTTGGGTTGATCATGAAAGTTCCAAGCTTGCCTGTCTGATCTTTAGCCATCGAATCAAACCTTGGAGTGAACAAGCCCACACGATCCTCAGCAGCTACGTCGTCAGGGATACCCATCCTACGACGATTTCGTTGTGTAAGTCTTTCCGATTGAAGGATGTACATATGAACGTACACATACGCCGGTACAGCCTTCTCCGACTGTCCCCAAAGCTGTGGGCGATGCATGATCGCTCCTGTCGTCTGATCCTGCTTCTCGATCGACTGGACACCCATGAACACATGAACATCCAATTCAAGAAGCTTCCCTACAAAGTAACTCGTACGACGCAACAGCTCACCCCAGTGCTGGATCTGAGCTTGAGGCATTGTCGAATTGAAGGTCCGCTTCTTGTAGCCTACAATATCGTAGAGCATCATGTTGTGAAGCTCCGTCAGTTGATCAATGATGAGAGTGTTGAACTTCACCTTGGGGAACCATTCAGCAATCTCATGATCTTGTGGTTGTCCCTTACCAAACCAATTGTACACGTCGGTAAGGTCCTTAAGGTTCTCAAGCTCCACAATGTAATGCTCCCAATCCGTCACTGCTCCAAGCGCAATGGTGTTGCCGCGAAGATCTAGATGCAGTGCAGGTCTGGTGCGATCACAATTGTTAGCTGTGTCCATGAACGTAGTCTTACCCGAACCTGGGTCGCCTTCGACCAACATGTAAAAGTTGGTTTGTTGCGGTTCGACTTTCCTCATCTCTTGTCTCCTCTGTCGGTACCGGCGTCCGAATCAAAAGGCGTTCTCGGCATGAACTCAGACTCCAGAATCGACAAATAGTCCGCACCCTTCCTACGAAGAGCGCACACCTCTCGGAATGCACAACGAACACACTTGATAGGGTTGGGTGATGGATATGATCTATGATCGTGCATGTCCTGAACGACCATGTCAACTCCGCGCATCACGTTCTCTATTTCAGTTTGTGTTCGTGGCAACTTCACCCTCCAGAAGTACTCGTCCTTCTTAGTTGCCTGCAGGTGAACAATGATGTCTTTATACTCTTTAATAAGACGCTTGTACCATCGGTCACGCTTCTCTTCATCATCCGGGTACATCATCTCAGCGTCCTGTTTGAGAGCCTGAGCGTACAGCTCCGCCGTGGTGTTCTGGTTCTTGGCCTTCGAGAGTTCACCGTTTTTGTTTCGTCTGGGAGGTTTGGGTACCTTCTTGAATGCGAAGGTGTATAGGACTCCTGCGATCGGTTCATTAAAGATCTGTTGCGCAGCCCACGAATAGACTATGGGTTGTTCATCTTCATCAACCCAACTGTCATCATGACGCGCGGTAGTCTTGAACTCTTTGATCCAGAGATCACCAGTAGGAATGTCCAGAGATCACCAGTAGGAATGTATCTCCACACACCGTCGAACCGTCCCGCAAGTGTGTAACCATTACGAGGTACTTCGAAAGACATCTCTGTGGAGAGTACTTCCCACTGGCGATCCCTTACAGGAGCCCAAACACGATAGTGCTCGACCATTCCTTGTCCGAGCTCTATCGCTTGGAGAATCTTAGACTTGTCATCGTCTGCGACAAGGTCTAAATGCTTCATCAGGGATATGTCTTGTTGGATGTACTCCCTGTACGCCGCCAGGATG